CTGGCGAGTTCGCGGTCTCTTTTACTCTATCTTTAAGGACGAGAGCCATTTGCGGCTCCTAATTAAGCGGCAGTTGCAGCGTATGTAACGGATAAAGTGTCGCCTGATGTTACAACCTTATTGCCGGCAGTAAAGTCACCAGCACTAAATAATGTGCCTGTTGTATCGTCTTTAGTAGCTGAACCACCAATATTAATGAAACAACCTGCTACTGTACCTGAGCCTGTCATTGAAAACACCACGGCTGAGCTAGTGGTTTTAACACCGCCTGAAGCTGCACCAAACACTGGAGTTTTACGAGTACCTGTGTATGTCGGAGCATTAGTGCCGCCTACTTCATTCCAAGACGCGTGTGAAGCTTGTGTATCGCCTACAGCCGCTGTACCAGTACCTTTTAGGCCCATAACAACTGCACCTGCAGCTGAGTTGCCTAGAATAGTGTCCATGGTTAGGTCTTTACCTACTGTGGTCACTAGATTGTGGATGTCGTCTTTCCACTTCAAAACACCGCTGGCGTCATGACACTCAACAGTGTAGTAACCTGAAATGCTGGTTGATTCGGAATGATTAGCGCCTCGGTCAACTGAAGCCTCGCATACATCCGCCATTTGTACTTTTTCTTTAAACATAAAATAACTCCTTAGATGATTCTAATAATAGCACTTGACGCATTATTTGGTGGAAAACGAATGGTAAATGTATTATTTACTGAAACCTTTTCTGATCCAAAATTTAACACAGCTACGGCCCGATTGCCATTTGATGCATTATATACTAAAGCCCCAAATGCTGTAATAGTTGATGCGGTAAATGAAATATCACTGAAGCTGGTGTAGCCAATCGTTCCAGATACCGAAGTACCTACTTTTGTTAGAGTACCCCCTCCTGCAGTATATGACCCGCTTGCAGGCACTTCCCCTACTGTTGTATAGACAGTAGTGGATGCATTAAGCGTTGCCGTATCTGTATATAAGGCAATCTTAAAGGTATCGCCTCCCACAACATCGAAATCATGCAATGCCTGCAAAAGTTCTTGTTTAAAGGAGGAGCATAGTGTTTGTGTAATAGCCATTTATGTACCTTACCTTGGAGAAGGGGACTGGACAACCAGTCTTGCCATACCGTCACGGTATTCATCGCGACGACGACGGCCTTGTTGTTCAACGCCAAGCCCTTGAATAGCTTGTTTGTAGCTGTTCTCAAAGTATGCCATCATGTCAGGCGGTCCTTTTGTATAGCTATAGGCTTGTATCAAGCAAGCATATAAAAGCGCTTCAGGGGCGTTAATACTGACCCATGTTTCGGTATTAGTAGAAGATAATGTAGTAGGCTTGCGAATATATCCTATTTCTACTGAAAAGTTGGCATTAGGGGTAGGGGCAATGTAAAACGTGTTTTGATCCCATACGGAATAAAATTTAGGAACACCCGTTGTAGTGCCGTCTACCCAATATTCTTTTAAGAAAGAAGTATCTCTAAATTCTAGGAAAATTTGATCACCGGCTGCATCTGTTAAGATTAGGTAACGGTGTGTAAGCAAGTCAGTCGGAGCCGTTAAAAACCTATTACCACTTGTCATCGTTCCGGTAGATTCTTTTTTAAAGTCATCAAGGTCGATGTCTCTAAGAATCCTATTTTCAGACATTGTAATAAATGTATTAATCACAGGCTCCGTAAATACATTACTGCCCACTTCGGTGTAGTTTCTAATATTTGTTACTAGTTCATCATATGTCATGTTATTTCCACCGTAACTGTTCCTAGCGCACTTACTGCATATAAATCCCTATCTTCTGTAGCAGGGCGCATATCTATGGTATTCGTTGCACTTCCTCTACTCTGAAACGCAGTGTCTCCAGGAGCTCCTACAAACACAACCAGCGGCTCTACTCGATCGGGCCTAGGTTGCTCAAGGGCTTGGGCATCTGCCACAAACTGCAAGGGCTCTAGCTGAGGCTCTTTTGGTTCATAGTCGTCTGGGCAGACTTTAAATCCACGCCAGTTTTTTCTTAATACGTTGTACGGGTACCGCTGGCCGCAGTAATCGCATAATCCAAACGCGTACTTACCAGAAGCATATGCCACATTAATATCCCATTACGTCTGGTACAAAGTGGGCGCTTGCGGTATCCCTATCCTCTGCCGCTGCACGTGCGAACTCTTCTTCATATAGCGCTTTTAAAGCGGGCGTACGATCAGGAGTAAATTTAAGGGACAAGTAGTAAGCCAATCCAGCAGCTAGACAAGGCAAGAAACGGAAGTTTACGTCCGCTGTATTGGAGTATTCCCCCGCATCGTCCATTCGTTTAATACGATAGTACCTAAGTTGATATAAATTGGAGGCACTAGGCGTTGGGTACAGGTATACTTTAGGAATGTTGGTACGTTCCACATATAACTGGGCAGGCCTTGCCTGGGTTGTCTTATCGGGTATGTGCAAATACTCGGCACGACTAACCCTGTCTATTACAATGTCTACAGAAGGGCTTTGGGACAAATCTCTGATAACGGCTGAAAGCACGTTTACAGTATCCGTATCCAATACCACTTCTATTTGACCGACCGTTAGGTTAGCTGTTGCAAGTTCAATAGTCCAAAGGTTCAGGCCACGATTCGCCCACTCTAAAAACATTAGATTGAGTGAACGACGAGCTGTTTTAAGCTGATTACCGTTGGTCATTTGCATGCCGCAACGTTCAAAAGATTCTTCTATAAGCTCGTCGATCTGTAGATCAAATATCGTGGTACCTGAAGTAGCCATTTAGCAGGCGCCACCTTTTTTCATTTTTTTAGGGTGTTTTTTACCCTTCATCATAGTGCCGTCAGGCATCATGTGATAGCCTGCTTTTACATTACCGCCGTCTTTCATGCCCATGCCTTTTTTTGCTGCTACTGCTGCTTTTGTTACTGCTTTACGCAAAAGCCCACTGCCTTGACTTGGGGCAGTTGCAGGCATGCCTTTAATAGCTTTTGCTGCTGCACGCATAAACCCACTGCCTTGATTTGGGGCAGTTGCAGGCATGTCTTTAGTAACTTGTTGTGCTGCTTGCGCAACTTTACGCATGACTCCACCAAATGCCATTTTCACAGGACTACCGCCGTCTTTCATGCCCATTGCCATGCGTTTGCGAGGACTTACGTCACCACCGTCCGCTAAAAACACAGGACCCGTAGTTTTACTTGTTTGTGATACCATTTTATTGCGGGAGCCTTTTTCAACACAACCACCACCAGCAGTTGCTGCACCCATACCTTTTCCAGCCATAATAGTTCTCCTTAATTATTACTTTTCAGCAAGTTTATCAATTTTTGCTTCCAGACGGTTAATCCCATCTTCAAAGCGTTCCATAATTCTTTCAATGTCTGCCCTAACTTCTGCACGAGTGATATGGTCACGCGCTATCTCCTCTCTGGTACGGTTAAGCAAAATACTAAGCCTATCAAGGTCTTCAAACTTAGATTTAAGTAAAAACCCCATAATGGCTACCATAAAAGATAGCACGATATTCCATACCATCATCTCCATTATGCAGCGCTTCCATCGTTCTTAATTAGTACGATATTAAAAAACGCACTGGCAGAGTTATTAGCAGCAGAACCTAATGCCGATGCTCCAATGCAATTTTTTTCCGCTACTGTAATTGGGTAAGTAAAAACATAGCTAACAGACCCATTATTTAATGTAGAAACCGCTGCAACCCGTAGAATACCGTCTGGACCGTGTTGCTTTAAAAATGCTGTAACTGAAGTAGAGCCTGACGCCTGTCCTGCCGTTATGGCCCCTTGTACTAAATAAGCAGTGTATCCAGCTGGAACACAATAATGCGCGGTGGTACGGGTGTTATAGCCGATAGCAATCAGGTCATATAGAACGGCTGGAACACCAGCGGTAACTACACCTGTCCCTACGTTAATTACACCTGCATTCTCACCACCAGAACCGACTGTTACAACGTACAACTGGTTAACATACATGTATGAGTTTGTGGTGTTTACGGCAGTTTGCCCGTTTAGTATTACCGTTTCACTAACAACGTTATAACTACCATTTAGCCCTTCGATGTATACCGTACGGGCGCCTGTACCTGCAGAAGTGTCATCTGCACTTGTAGAGCTTACTTTTAAAACAGAAGCAGTAGTAGGATGAACAATAGTGCCACCATCTGGCCATATTGTCTCTTCCGTCGTATCTACATCGGGGTTGTATCCAAATACAGTGATACTAGTGTGGCCCATGATCTGGCCTCTAGACACCTGTAACTCAAACGGTTCGTATGTACCTACACGAGTAATTGATGAGACCGTAGACATAATTTAACTCCTTTAAAGTTAGAAGTTAAAATTAAGATGCTGCGATAGCTGTACCGGCTGGTGAAATCCAGTTTGTACCATTGCCAACAGCAATACATGGATTGCCTGCTAAGCCGTTTGATACGTAGATGATTTTGCCTGCTGGTTTAGTGGCCAAAGCGTTAGCTGATGTCACAGTGTAAGTAGGAAGTGTTGCAAAGCCTACTAAGCTGCCTGTTACAACGCCTGTTACGTCGCCTACTACATTACCTGTAGTTGTGCCGATAAAACCATTTGTGGATGTGACTGGACCCGAAAAGGTGGTTGATGCCATGATGTGATTTCCTTCATACAAAGTTAAGCCTATTAGTCTCGTATGCGTCTGCCGGGACAGTCTAATAAGCCGGATAATTCCCGGAATACTCACAATATACACCATCTACAGAAAAATAAAAGGGGTTTTTGCAACAAAAAAGCCACCCGAAGGTGGCTTTCCATTCTACGTATTACCGTTGAATTAAGGTGTACCTGGGCAACCGAAGATACCGCGTGGATCGCTGTAGCCAAAGCTATAACGCTCACGTGCTTTGTAACGTACGTTACCTGTATCAAAATCACCTTCAAAACCAGTTTTGAACGCAACACGTTCAAACATTTTCATGCCGTTAGGAGCATCAGTTTTGATGAACCAAGCGTCTGGGTCTGTTAGGTAATGGTTTACTGTGTAGCCTTGTGGAACCATACCCATGTTTTTGATAGCATTGATATCGTTATCAGCAGTACCAACACGTAGAGTAGATTTCAAAATACGATCTGAGGTAAATTGTAGTTCTTTTGGAACAATCAATTTTAAACCACGAACCGCGATTTTCAAACCACGCTCATCAGTGAATGCTGCGATGTCAATCAAAGCTTGCTCAAGTGAAGTTTCACTTAAGTCAGCTGGAGTTGTCAACTCGTTGCGTAGATCTGGACCAGACAATGTTGGATGGTCAGTTGCACACAAAGGTTTGCCGTCGCCGCCGATTGCTGTAGTAAACGCGTTGTTTAATACGGCTGCTGCTTTGATTTGTTTTGTTGTTGCCATTGAACGAGCTAATGCTTTAGTGTAACGAGCAGCAAGTGATGCGTACAAGTTATCTTCAACAGCTTCTTCAGTTAATGAATAAGCCAAAGCAATGGTTTCGTGTGTGTAGCGAGCTGTGTAAACTTCTTGAGCATTGTCGTATGAAACGCCAGCACCCTCAGTTTTAACAGGAGCTTCACCGAAGCCTGATAACATTACTTCTTCTTCAAACGCACGGTCAGAAGTTTCAGTGTCGTATATTTGCTCGTGCTCTTTTTCGTAACCCTTGTATTCCATGCCGAACAATGCGTTCAGACCTGGCTCAAGTTCTTTTACTAGTTGGGAACGTGAAATTGCCATGATTAAGCTCCTTGACCAGCAACGCCAGCGCTGCCGAATAGATGTTCATTGATTTTTACAACCGCAACGGCGTTAGTGCCGAATTCGTTGCCTGGAACGTTGTATAAACCAACGATTTTCACATTCAAAGCTGCTGTGTTGGCGATAGTTGAAGAATCTAACTCCATTGCAGATTGACCTGTGGTTGTGTTGCCTGTACCAGCGACTATGTCAGCATTCTTACCAATGTCAGCTTGTACAAGGTCTTCATCACATTGAATGATGAATAATTGTGCTGGATCATCGATAACATCAGCTTGGATAGTGCCTTGAGTGATGTTAACGCTACCTGGATAGTAGTTCTTCCATACAGGTTTGCCTGTGGTTGGATCAATGTAGTTACAACCGTTGAACACGCCTACTGCTGCAGTGTGTGTTGCTGGTGCAAATGCCACTAAATAACCATCATAAACTGTTACCAAGTCACCTTGGAAAATTGCGCCTGCTTGGTTGTCCGCGATTGTGAAACCGTACTGAGCTTGCGCACCAGTAGCTGAAAGGTTTCCTAATGCACGAAGACCAAAGGCTTTATCTATATTTGCCATTTTGTCATTTCCTTAAATTAAGTTATTCGGAGGATTTAGGTCCGCCGAACGATACACGGGTCTGACGAGTTGGATTTTGAATTCTCATGGACGAATGCCCATTTGATTTACTTAAATCGTTATCGACAGCCAATAGTTGGTCATGGGTGCGTGATTCGTAATACTCACGTCGCTCGTTTGCTGTTTCCTCTGGGATTCGTGCAAGCAATAAACCTCCCACGCTGATAACACCAGCATGTCGGCCATCGTCTACTGAAGGACTGCTAAAATCGGGGTACTCGTCGGCACGTACTAATTCATAACCTTCACGCATCTTGCCCATGACGTTAATACGGTCTTCTTGTCCACCAGATTCTGATCTAATCCAACGGTGCTTGTATCCTGGAGGCGCAGGAGGCGCATCCAATCGTGAAGGAGGGGCCCAAGATTTACGGCGCGCAGTTTTATCACGTGAATCTGTCTCACGTGCATTGCGGTTTAGTTTTGGTACAGCTTGTTCTTGATCCATTTTATTACTCCTTAACGTATTTGGCGTATTCTTCTAACGGAACACCCAATTTTTTAGCGATCGCAACTTGACTCGGTGATAACCGGACAGTGCGGCGTGCATTGTTTACTCCAGAAGATCTGGAAGCAGGCGCAACCGTTTGCACGGGTCGATTGGTCCTGGTTTTTACATTAAATTGCGTAGGAAAAGCCTCGCGCAATCTATTATTAAGCTCATCATAATACTCATCTGAGTTTGGGTCAAATCTTTCTGCTAAAACTAATTGCTTATGAATGCCCTGAGCTGCATGTGTCATTGCCACGTTTTTGCCATACCATTCGTTTTCCTCGGCCCATGCTTCGGCTTTAGGATCGTATGAAGGACGCTGTTGTTGCACAGGTTGCTGCACTTGTTGTGGAGCTTGCTGGGCTTGTTCCTGGTCATACTGACGGCGTGACGCCACTTCAGAGAGACTGCGTTGTTCCATTTGAATTTCAGTCAAACGTTCTTGCGCTTCTATCTCCGTGTCGTAGTCACCTTCTTCACGTGCCTTACGGATAATCTGTTTTAGGGCAACAGCTTGTGTTTCAATACGACTCTTAGCTTCGCCTAGGCGAGCATTGTCAGAATTGTACGCTTGTTGCTCATAGGCCTGTGCTTTTTGTTGTACGTTTTTAGCGTACTCTAGCGCAGCCTGTTCGCGACGTTCTGTTTCGCGTAGACGAGCAGTAAGCTTGTCAATGCGTTTCTTTACTTTGTCGCTGTATACATCTAATTCCTCGCCTTGCGCCTGTGTTGATTGTGTCTCAACAATAGGGGCCGCGTTGGATTCGTTTTCAATCAGTTCCGAACCACCGTCTTCATCAAGCTCGACAGTAGCCGGACTTTCGTCTTCCTCGCCTACTTTAAAGTCTAAATCTTCAGCCATAACTTTCTACTCCTTACATATGCAAGATGTCTTCAGGGGAATTTACAATACCCAAGATTTCATCATCGTTTAAAAATCGGATTTCACCACCATCGATAGAAATACGTGAACCTGCGTACCTGCCAAAGATAATCCAGTCGCCTTCTTTGCACCATGCGCCGAATGGGAATTTGGATTCGTCCTTGTAGGCTAAATCACCCAAACTTATTACATAGCCGCAATTCGTAGCCAGCTGTGTACGTTTCTGAGTTTCTTCTGCTATCACAATACCGCTCTTCGTGCGTTCTGCGCCACGATAAGGCAATATTGCTACCCGCCATCCTGTAGGTCGAGGAATACGGCTTATGGCCTCCTCTGGTATCAGTGTTGGGTCGAACTGGCCTTGTTCATCGTAAGCATCGTCAATAGATGACGGCTTATTCTGCTCATTCTCAAGCCACTTCTTTTCTAGCGCTGTTAGGTTCTTTACTTCTTCTTCTGCCATAAGGGTCTCCACGGTTAAAAATCTATGTCATCAGGATTAGAATTCAAGGAGTCCTTGATCATATCCTCTACGAGTTTTAAGCCTTCTAGACGCCCCATCATAAAGCGATAACGCTCCATGTTAGCAATGGTTCCGTTCAGCACAATGCCTTCGGAGTCCGACTGTAACTTTCTAACTTCCTTAAGAAGTCTTTCTGCATATTCAAGCATGGTTCAATCTTCCATGTAAAAGGCAGACGATCAAGAGCCCTCGTCTGTAGGCTTAAAACTATTTACAATTCCAGCGTTTTAATGACGCTGCTTTCCTTGTTGGGCGGCCTTTCTCATCGACCATAG